CCGGGAATAAAACTTGCGGCAATCGGCAAGGCCACATCCGCAATCTTGCCGAGAACGTTCTTGTTCTTCTTTTCGTTTGCAACGGTCGTATATTCGCCGGACGGGTTTGCAGTTTGGATATTGTACGATGCTTTGTTACCAAGCGTGTTGGTTAGGTTTTGGCCTAGTTCGGTTGCTTTGCGTGCTGCTTCGACGCCTGTGCCCTCAAATATAACCTTATTGGTGCGCAGATCAACAAGACGCACCGGCTGGTCGGTCGCTACCGCGAAGACATTGCCGCTCGTCTTGCTAGTGGGGTTGCCTTTGTTGGATACCGGCGCGGTAATATACTGTACGTTTGGGTCTTGAATTGCACCGCCCGTCTGTCCGCTGCCAACGCCCGAGAAATTAACCCCGCCTAGACCGCTCAAGTCTAAGCCCGCCAAAAGCCCCTGTAGTTCCGGGTTGTTGAGGTAATAATCTTCAAACATTACATCATCCCTTCCGGTGGCATTTCAGGTTGCATCGGCATTTCAGGTTGCATCTGCGCTTGCTGGACGGCCTGCGCCATCTGCGCGTTTTGCTGGGCCTGCTGGGCCTGCACAGCCGCACGTTCCATTTCGCCTTGCTGGCGTAGGAGTTCACGGTCACGCTGCATCAACGCTTCGATGTTGGCCGTGTTGACTTGCGCGCCGTACTTGGCTTCAATCTCGGCTGCCTTAATCATCGTATCGGCGTCGAGTTTGTCGCGCTCACGGTCGTCCTTGCGCAGCATCTCTTCGCGCTGCAACTCAAGTTCGGCTGCCTTCTTCTGGATGTCAGCGCGGATTGCTTCCATCTGAACCTGCGATAGCATCTCTTCCGGTGTCGGCTGCGGTGGAGCAGGCGGTGGTGGAGGTGGCATCATCGCCGGGTCTTTGAAGAATACAGTCGGGTCTTTGTATCCAGCCAGCGCCATCATTTGCGCCAGCGTATTGTAGTAGCCCTGCATGTCAACCAATGGAGCGCCCATCTGCATGAGCATCTCTTGCTTGGCTGCGACTTGGCCTAAGAACGCCATCTTCTCTTCGTTGCTGCCAGTGCCGAGAGCGACATTCACTACAACGTCCATGCTCGTGTCCCACACACGTGGGTCAATCGGAACGAACGTGTTGCGCAAACGCACCATGCGCGGTGCATCTTGGTTCTTGGCGATGAGCTGCATCGACTTGCGGAACAGGCTCTTCATGCCCGTCTCAGCGAAGATGCGGCAGATCAGTTCGATATGCTGCGCCGCAGCAGTAATCGTGGCCGCAACAGCAGCGCGGGTCGAAGACTGAAGCGCGTTAGCATCGAGGCCAGATGCGGCCTTGGAGATACCTGTGCGGTTCTCGCGCAGTTCGTCCATATACTGCAACATCGGGAAAGCTTGCTGCCCGACGAACGGCATTACGAATGGCTGCACCATACCCGGTGCGCGCATACGAATAATCCCACCGACTTCGGTGTTCATCACGTCTTCGATATTGACTTGGCCTTCGACAACACCCGTGCGTGGGTGGATCGACTGGGCCAAGCTGTCCAACGTGTTACGCAGGATATTCGACTTGATAAGCTGAATGTCCATCGTCACATCGGCAATCGACATGCCGAAGAATGTGTGTGGCTCTGGATCGGGGCAGAAGTCTACAAACGGAATAAAGTCGCAAGGTTCCCAATGCAGAATCTTGTTGGCCGTGCCAGCAACGCAGACGCGGCAAAGTTCCGCGATTCCGTCGCCGTCCATGTCAACGTACACATAGCCCTCAATGTAGAGGACTTTGCGGGATGTCGTATCTGTGCGGCCGGTAATCTGAACGAACGCTTGCGGGTTTCGGTCAAAGGTTTCTTGGTTGCCTTCAAAATCGTCGAGCGTCTCAAAGCCAAGGTCTTGAACCTCATCGAAATCATAGCCCATCTTCACAAGATCGGATACGGTAACGTAACGACGGTGGGCTACAAATTCGGCTGTCTCAATAGACCGCGCACGGCGGTCAATCAGAAACTCTTCGGGCGGTACGGACTGGACGCACAGACGGCCCTTCTCAACTGTACGGACTACTGTACAGTCGTAGGTTGCTGGCTGGCTTTGGCTCACCATACCCATCGGCGTTTCGACCATCGTCTCGCCGTAGGTAATCTCTACGTCCTTAACTTCGATATTGGCATCGGCCTGAAGGACGGAGAATGTAGCTTCGTCCAGACCGGTGAAATAGTGGGTCGTGACATCTTTGTCGGTATTCCACCAGACTTTCATGATACCGTTCTTACGGATCAGTGCGTCCTTAAATGTGGAATAGCATTCGTTGAATAGGTTGTTGTCGCGTGTCAGGCAGTAGTTGACGTAATCCGTCGCTTGCTGCGCAGTTTCAACATCTTCTGGGCCGTTCGGCGCAAACTCGACGACGTTGTTCGCCGCGAAAAACATCTTCATGATTGACGGCATCATGGCCTGCACGGTGTCGCGTACATCCATAGACATCGCCTGCGACCGGCCTTCCTCTTCGTTGCCGAAAGGTTCGCCCTTGTAATACTGGCCTGCGGTCGCACGCTGCGGTGAAATATCATCGTCGATATAATTTTGCGCATCGTCGATCTCGGCGATGACGATATTCTGAAGTTCTTCTTCGGATACAGGCTCTTCTACCTGCTCGTCTTCCATCTCTGGTTCTTCAATGGAAACTTCCGTACCGTCGGGAAGTTCCATAGAAGTTTCATCGGACATATCTTCGCTGTCGTCGTTTTCCGAGTTGGCGTTGGGAACCCCAGTATCCTGATACATACCTTGGTTCTTAGCCATGTCAGTCTTACTCGGCTTACGGTTATTGCGATATGCCATATTTTAGCCTTACTTCTTTTTGGACTTGCCCGCTTCAGACAGAGCAATCGCTATAGCCTGTTTGCGCGATTTAGCCAAGGGAGCCTTTGCTGGGCCTTTAGGATTTACGCCAGCGTGCAAAGTGCCACGCTTAAATTCGCCCATGACCTTGGCCACTTTCTTGTCGGCCTTAGTTGGTTTCTTCATTTCTTTTTACCCTTTGCAGTTTTCGCAGCAGCCTTAAACGCTGCCGCAGTTGGAGCACCCTTTGTTCCGGGCTTGCGCATCTTTTCGCCAGAACCAGCTTTGATCCGCGCCTTCTTGGCCGCAATGTTGGCATATAGACCCATCTTCATTTGGACTTGCCTTTGTTACGAGTGGATATGGCTTTGGCTTTCGACTTCGCGTCTGCTTTAGATGACGCACCCCACGCTTGCAGAGATAAGAGAAGGCGGGTTGGTTCGCCTTTCGCATTACGCTCTGGCCCCGGCATGTTTCCCATACGCGCTAAGAATGATGCCCTCCGTGGATTATCCCCTGATTTAACCGGCGCTTTCAGGTTGGCCCCTTCGGTTTTCTTGAAGTGGCTACGGCCTGCTTCATTAAGACCGCCCTTTGGATTTTGAAAACGCTTCGCAACCATGCAATCAAACCTATCTCTTTGGCGTATACGCGCCACGTTCACTCAAATACACGATAGCCTTGTAGAGAATGTTTGTACTTTCTCTTGCGTGGCCCAGTACCAAATTACACCCCGAACAAAGTATGCCGCGAACCTCACCCGTATCATGGTTATGATCAACGACGACTGGTAGTTTTTGCTTATACCCTAATGTCTCGGATATTTCTACCTCACAAATAGGGCAAGAGAAATTCTGATTGGCGAGGAGTGATTTATACTCATCAACGCTAATACCGTATCTATTAATGAGATTGCGGTTGCGGTGGTAGTCAGGGCGTGAGGCGGCGAAGTCACGTTGATACGCCTGTACACACATTTTGCAGGAACGCCTGTTGGTATAGAAGTCGTTAGTCGGCTTCTCTTCGCCGCATTTTGAACAAGTCTTTGTTTCCACGGATATGCTCCCTTTGGCGTCTATAACCTAAAGTTCCAAGAAAAGCAAAAAAGTGGGTGGCGGCGTTTCAAGACAAATGAGCAATATCGTCTCGTCGCTATTACCGGCCTAGCCGCGCACACCCAGAGGCGCCCATATACCCGGCAGGGAGAGGGAGAGGAGAAACCTGCCGGGCAAACCAAATATATCACATCGTTTGTCTATGTCAAACAACACCCTTTATGTTCCTACGCAATGCCCCGCTTTTGTTGGCCATTGAGTATCCGTGCATGATCGTCGATATATCGGTGGCAAGGCACAAGCACAAAGCATCCGCCTTATCTGGCGATGGAAGTCCGCGCTTCTTCATGCTCTCCTTACTCTCCACCTGCATCTTACCCGACGACGTAAAGGTGTAACGCGGTGACGCCAACTCGGCGAACAACTGCTCGTCCTTCGGTATCTTAACATCACGGTTCGCCAGCCAGCCCTTGCATTTGAACCACAACTCGGCGCGTAGGTTGGCGTAAGTCCCTTTCATCGCAGGGCTTTCTGCGACGTTGATCCCGCGTGCTGGTAGACCCAGTTCGCGCAGACGGTCAAGCACACCCGCCCCCAATCCGATACTATCTACCAATATCTCGACAGGTTGCTCGGACGGTACGAGCGCCTCAAACTCGGCGACGACTGCGCCGGTTAGCTGCATCAGGTCCAGACCTTTCCAAGTCTGTATCTCTTCAACAACTGGGCCACGCCGCTTGGCTAACGCTGACGCGTCGGAACCCATACGCGCAACGTCCAAGCCCCACACACTCTTCGTCTGCTTAGCAATCTTAATCTCGCGGTTCATGGCCCCGTCAATCAACTCGACAGGAATAACCGTATCTTCTTCACGCGGCGGGAAGTTACCGAGAACACGCACATGGTACGCAGGACTGTCTTCGCCATACCGTAGCTGCATCTCTCGCACGAACGCATCGGACACACGCGGGCTGTCGAGACAACTGACATGGAAGGTTTTCCATTCGCCCTTCAGACGGTTGTGCGTATCGTAGAATAACCCGCTGTTTCGCGTAGGGTTCCCCAGCAGCAAGGTCGTCGCATTGTGGCCGGACATAGAACCGGACGCAGCTTCGTACACACTCTCCGGGATACCGGACGCTTCGTCGGCGACGAGCAGCACGTTGTCGGCGTGGATACCCTGCAAGGCTTCCGGCGTTTCTGCACGGCTCGTTCTGGCCGAGATAAACGCTTCACTGGCTGCGGCCTTCAACTCAATACGGTCGGCCTTTACTTCGATCAGTGTCTTGAGAACGTCAGGCAGTTCATTCACCCATCGCTTCAGTTCCGCGAACATCGCATCGAACAACTGTGCGGATGTCGGCGCAGTCACAACAACCTTCACCGGATACCGCGTCAGAAAGTAATGCAGCATGGCCCAGCTTGCGGCTGTAGACTTACCGACACCGTGGCCTGAGCGCACAGAGATACGGCGCTCCCCAGAGCTAATCGCTTTCAGAAACTCGATTTGCCAAGGGTCTGGTTTGGTTCTTAGAATATCCCGCACGAACCCAACGGGATCATCGCGGTACTTCTTCAAAAACTCCAGAAAGAAGTTTGGTTCAGATTTCGTCATTCTTATCTCCCCTGATTACACGTGCGATTGTTTGATGGCTGACTGATATACCATGACGCTTTGCTACGATAATAGCAATATCGCGGTAGCTATGACCTTTAACGCGTGCGGCTTTCATGGTGATGAGCGCGTCCTGCGCGTTTGGTTCTGGGAGCAGCTTGGCCTTGCGGCCTGTGCCAGACTTCTTAAAGCCGAACGGTACTTTGCCACCGACGTATCCGCCTTGTGACTTCTTCGCTCTCTTACCGGCGGTTACACGTTCTCTGATACGGCGCCGCTCCTCACCGGAGAAGACGGCCATGATCTCTAACATGAAGCGTCCGTTCGGGTTGGCCTTGTCCATCACATTGCCGTAGCCGTTGATGATGAGGTTAATGTTGGCCGTCTCCCAGTCGGCGATGACGTTGAGCGCATCTCGCGCATCGCGAAACATACGGTCTAGCTTCGATACTATCACAGTATCGCCGGGCCGGAGGAACGCCAGCTTGCAGCCTTCTTCTCGGCGCAGCAGTGGGACACCGCCGGAGACGCCCCGTTCTTCGTAGATGTGCATCAATTCCAAATTATGTGTGAGCGCAATGCCTTGGATTTGGCGTGCTTGATCATCGAGTGATGTGTTCTCAATCTGGTCTTCAGTCGAGACGCGAGTGTATCCATAAACTGCCAACGTATTTCTCCCGTTTTTCGTGGTCCATCGCTGTTACACTTTACTGTTACAGTTTGGCAAGCAAAAAGTTAGGAATTTTTTTTGGCTGGGGGATCGAAAAACATAGGGGGTACGGGGGGTGGGGCCACATCTCCATGTCTGTTAGGTTGTACATACACACCCCCCGCGCGCGGCGGGGGCCGGGGGGGGGGTCCAACTTAAGTGCCTAATTGACCTCTCCACGCAAAAACCCACGCATTTCTGCGGGTTACAGACTGTAACAGTGTATTAGTGCTGGACCAAATGGGGTCGGAGGCGCGGCGAAACGGAGACCCGGCGCCGCCCGCTTCTCTTGTTAAACCGGCACATCGTGCCTGCGTCATTATATTATATAGGCGACGCAATCACATTGTGATGTGATTTGATTGTTTACATTTGTTAACAATTGAGTGATTGACGACACCGGCACATTGTTCCTATTGATAGGGCGTCAACAGTAAAGAGGGAATGACAATGCGACTAGCTAACCTTACCGCGTTTCAACGTTACGCCGCTAACCTTGAACGCCATAACATACCTTTCGCCGATAGGCTGGCCCGCCTTGATGTGGCGATTGACCACTCGGCGCTATGGCTATCGGCCCGTGAGTATAAGCGGTGCAACGCTTTCGTCTCTAACTATGCAACACAAGGGGAGTAACAATGGCTTTTGACCTATCACAATATGTACCGTTCAACGCCTTCGCGTTCATATGGTTAGTAAGTATGCTGGCAGGTCTGTCCTATGCTTGCCGCAATGACCACAAGGGAGAGTAATCATGATAAGACCACAAGCCGCGCCAATCGGGCGCAAGCACCGGGTATCCTCGGACAATGCTTGGCCCTTGCGAAACTCGCAGGGCCTCACCTTCGCAGAAGCAAAACGCCTTAGAGAACAGGAGACAAGCAAATGAGCGTGCACTTTTCAAGCGCGACCGACCTATGGGCAACACCACAGGACTTCTTCGACAAGCAAAACGCAATCTATGGCTTTACGCTGGACGTTTGCGCGACCGCTGACAACGCCAAATGCCCGCGCTACTTTACCGAAGCGGACGACGGCCTAGCGCAACCTTGGCATGGCGTTGTCTGGATGAACCCACCATACGGCCGCACAATCGGCCAATGGATAAAGAAAGCATACGAGAGCAGCCTAGCAGGCGCGACCGTCGTTTGCCTTGTTCCGGCGCGTACTGATACGCGCTGGTGGCACGACTACGCCATGAAAGGCCAGATTGAGTTTATCCGTGGGCGGCTTAAGTTTGGCAACGCCAAGAACAGCGCGCCCTTCCCGTCCGCATTAGTTATATTTAACAAAGGGCAAAGCAAATGAACAACGACGACGAAGAGCAATTCGAGAACTACACCGAACGCGCAAGCGCAACCTTGGCCTACCGCCTTATGGAGTACCTAGAGTTCCTTGGCGTGATAACGGACGAGCATGTAAACTATATACGCTTTCCGCCCATTGAATTGATAGAGGACGCAGAAAGGGACATGGCGAAATGACCAAAGACCCCGCAGCCGAATGGCAAGCAGGATATGAAGCTGGCGTTGAGGCAGCGGCCAAGGCACTAGAAGCTGACGCCAAGAGGTGCGACTGCGCTGCACGTGCAGCGAACGAGTGCGCTTGCGGCGCTTGGGATGATTATAAGTCAATACCGTCAGCAAGGGCGGTTGAGATAGTCCGCGAATTAAAGGGAACGCAATGACGCCACGGGAAAAGAACCTTAAAGACATAGAACATCTGGCCGGAGGCTACGGCTACACGGTTGAGGACATGCTCGGCAGGTTGCGGTTCAAGCGTGTGGTGGCTGTGCGCCGCCTGTGCATCCTGATGCTTCGGGAGAAGGGCTACAGCACAACCGAAATTGGCCGCATCATGAACCGTGACCATAGCACAATCGTTCACGCATTAAACAAGGATACAAAATGACAACTAAACAACAGAACCCTTACAGCGACTACCGCTTCGACACCTTCCGCAAGCCTGAAATGTCGGAATGGCAATGCTACCTGTTCGGCGGTAGGTCGGACAGCAATTACATCTCATGGCGTCCACGCAAGGGCAAAGAACCCAACTGGTTCTGGCGCAAGATGCAATGGTTAATCCTCGGCAATTTATGGGTGAAAGACAAATGACAAGCGAAGAATTTAAAGCAACACGCGAGAAGCTGAACATGACGCAAGGGCATCTCGCCCGCAAGATTGGACTGTCCGAAAGGTCGATCCGATACTATGAACAAGGTGGCCGGTCTGTGCCTGCTCCAGTCTCTATCCTCTTAGAGACGTTTCTAAGGGGTCTGGAGCGTGCCTAGCTACAATCGGGACTGTTACCTAGCAATCGCCCTATATGCCTCTCTATGGGCTTTATACGGGCTTATAGAACTATATAAAGGATAAGACATGGCCGGACATATTAAACGACGCACGATTGCATCGAACTTAGATAAGGTTGGCGAGACCGTCTTGCTGGAAAAGATTGCATCCGGCATGACAATGGCTGGTCTTGCTCGTGAACTTAAGATCAGCAACCTCTCGCTCTATCATTGGATACGCAAAGACCCAGACCGAGAGGAGCGGTTCCGGCAGGCCCGGACAATCGCAGCCGACCAGTGGGCGGATGAGTGCCTCGACATTGCCGACGCCTCGGACAGCGTATCGGCTAACGCGGACAGGCTTAAGATCGAAACGCGCAAATGGTTGGCGGGAGTTACTGCTCCGGATAAGTTCCAAGCCAAGCCGACCACAGCAGTCCAAGTCAACGTGAACCAACTCCACCTTGATGCACTGAGGCAGCTAAACTTGGCGTCGTCAAATCCTCATGACCAAATCGAGGAGGAACCCATCATCGAGATCAAGCAAGTCGGCTCTCATAACCTCGATGCGGACGACTTGCCGGGTGTGTTTGACGAAGATTAACGGAAAACTGCCATCCGGGACGGGTTTGAAAAGTTCGGGACGGGTTCGGGACAATTCGGGGACGGCAAAAACCCAGCTTCTAGGCGGCTCGGGACGCTAGGGACGGGTTTGAACGCCCATTAGTTGGCCTATGTAAGTAACATTGTAAAATGTACATGGGTAACACTGTTACTGTCGTAAGAGCCAATCATGTCAGAATTATCCGTCCCTTCCGTCCCGGACCGCAGAAGTCCTCATATCTATCCGTCCCGAAGGCGTCCCGAACCCGTCCCGAACAATCTCAAACCCGTCCCCAAACTCATAACGGCCAAAAAAAAGGGAGCCGAAGCCCCCTTAGTCTGCTTTACGTTCACGTAAACTTATGAGCCGATCAAGATACCATCGGGCCTTTTTCAAGTCCTCAATCGGCTTCCCCTTCCTCTCATAGCGCCACATATATTTCATGATGTTGCCCTTGAGGTAACCGGCATATGCCTCCGGACCCATCGACGCTTCGATCCCTTCGATAGCCTCGATGCCACCGGTCTTATAGTGCGGTGGGCTATTAACCACATCGACATCCGCGTTCAACGCATCCCTCACTTCCTTATACCGCATAAAATCATTCCCATACATCGCATTACAACCTTTCTCTTTGTGCGGGATCACGCCTCGTCCCCAAATGGCAATTTTAATAGTCGATTTTGCGCCACGCCAAATAGATATGCGCAATGGAATACGCTACTATCTTTGCCCCCGCCAAACGTATCTACCCCGACATCTCCAAACGTAGCCACGACAAGGGTATCGACAGCGCCGTAGTCCCCGTTCTCGATGTTATCGGCTATGTTCCGCAGCATTTTCACCGGGTCTTTGTAATCAGGCGGGTTGATTTCTCCAACAATGGTTAGGGTAGGGCTATCCGTCATGCATCATCCTCACCTGCTTTAAAGTTAATCTGAACGCCGAAGAACTCGTCCGACTGCTCATCTATCATGGCGTTAATAATCATGTGGTCTGCATCGCCGATGAGAAGTTCAAGACCACGGAACACACGCTTCGTACGTGTCGCCCGATCTTTTGTGGGTTCAAAGCCGTGCGTCGTCATCTCTCCGTTGAACTTACGCTGCGACCACTCCTTGCCCTTGGCCTCGTTGTTATCCTTGCACCAGTCGCGGAAGTCATTGAACGCCTCGGCGGTACCCATCTCATTGTCTTCGCCAGCAACGCAACGCTCCGTGATCCAGCGGGCCAATGCGTCCTCTCCTGCGAGATACTCATCGGTAGCTTGGATTACGGCCTTTGGTGGGTTCAACCCTTCAGCCATCCATGCCTTCGCGCCTTCGATGATCCACGCCAAGATGGCGGGATATTCTTCCTTCAGCTTGTCGGGCAGGTCCATGTCCTTACGAACCGGTTTGGTGTCGAAGGGTATGAGATGCATACGACGCCGCATGGCGTCATCCACATTAGTAATCTCCGGCTTCGTATTACCGGCAATGACCAACGTAAACTGCGGCTCGAACTCGAACAAATCCTGACGCATGAAGCGCGCACTGATCTTGTCCCCGCCGGTAAGGCTCTTCACCTTGGCTTCGTCCCACCTGCGCGACGGGTCGATTTCCTGCGCGTGAACGAGCCTCGCACCCATCAACGACGCCAACTCTGTGGGGTGGCGCTGATTGTTCGACGCGAGGAACACGTCCGCACTGGCCACGGTGGCATAATCGCCAAGGATATTGCCTATCGCTCCGAGGAACGTCCCTTTGCCATTGCCGCCGGACCCGTGGGCGAAGGCAAGTACATGCTCCTTGGTACTACCCGTCGCGGAATAGCCAGCCAACCTTTGAAGGTAAGAGATCATCTCAGCGTCACCGTTGCACGCCTCATTGAGGAACGCTTGCCACTGCGGGGCTGGCTTGCTGAAGTCCGCCTCGACCGATGTGCATTTTGTGCACATGCGAGAACGGTCATGCGGGAGCAACGTCCCCGTCTTCAGGTCCACCATCCCCGACCGAGTGTTGAGGATATAGATGTCCGCGTCTAGCTGCTCTGTCGTGGCCTGCATCGACGGCTCAACCGCCGCCAGCTTCGCCACGTTTGCAATCACATTGTACGACGCCACACGTTGCGCGATGCGCTCACCCTTTTGTGGGCTGTCAATGTGCTGCAAGGCTTCCGCCGACGCATTCGCGCAGACCTTGCGGACGATGGACAGATGCTTGTTCGCCACGTCCTTGGCCCACTTATTCCCATCCCATGCAACCCAGCCCATACCGCCCACAACGTATCGTATATCCGAAACGTGTAGCCGAGCAACGCGCTGCGCCAATGCAATGTCGCTGTACTCAATCGGTGTCTCGCCCGCAGACGCTACCACGCCGAAGTCTTCATCGCTGAAGTCCGTCACATCGAACTCATCGACCTCGCGCTTGTAGCCAAAGGCTACAGCCTTACCCGCCAGCCAGTCCCAACCCAACTCATAGGGCGGGTGCATACGGCCGAAGTCTGCTTCGATAGTATCGAGCGAGTTAACCCCGTCTTCCCAACGCTCGGCCCAAGATGCGAATATCTCAAACGCATCCGGCTCATGGTCTGGGCCACACGCAGCCTTGATGGCATAGCCCATGCGAATATAGTCATCACGGTCGGGGAAGTGTTCGGTCTTGTTTGGAATGGCTGCTACTGCTGCTGCCACATGGGTAATGCTTGGCGCGGTGAGCGACACCTGATCGACGGACTGCCGCTCGACTGCCTTCTGTGCCGTCTTGTCCGCGTGGATAATCTGGCAGCCCATCATCTCCAACGTCTCCGTTAGATCGGCGAAGAACTGCTCAATCTTTTCCCGCGTGACTGCCTTCAACCCAGCCGGGCCACGTTGCGTCAGGTCCACATCAAGACTGTACGGCTCCTTAGTGATAGGATGGATACCGCCGATGACGTACTGCTGTCCGTCACCTAGGAACTCTACAAGCTGCTCGACGCCCCGGTCATCCCGGAACCGCACCTGCATCCGGCCAATCTTATCGTCGGTGCGATACATGAACAGCCGCTTGGGGAAACGACCGATGCGCATAGGGGCTTTGCCCAATGCCTTCACCGCCATATCGCCGATGACCCTAGCCAGCCCCTCGTTAACAACATCAATGTCAACCGCAGGATATTTGCTTGCCTTCAAGCCGATATTAGCATGGCTGCGGTCCCACCGCTCGACATCATTCGGCGTTGGCACATAGTCCTGCCAAGCATATCCACCCCATGTGCCCTGTGCATTCTGCCGACCGGGTGCTTTGCCTGCCTGATCCGCTTGGATTTTAGACATGGCCGACAACTCGGCGTTCGGCGGGATAACGGACACAAGATCGGTGAACCCAATCTCATACAGCGTTTTAAATTTCATTAGTGCAACTCCCTCTTTTCAATTTGGTCTCGTCTCTGGAGCAGTATGTCCATCGCTGCGTCTATCGCATAGAGCGCAAACTCCGGTTCAGCCTCGGTCAACAATGCGTGTGCGGCGGTCGTCATTACTACGCCGCGTTCAAAGTCTTCTTCAAATCCGATTACGAATACTGGAACAAACTCAACCGTTTGTTCTTCGTCCTTCCATCTTATCTTGTCCATTACTAGACCCCTTCGGCGACACTCCGGCCAGTGTAAGCGGCCTGATTGTCTGCATGGATTTGACTTGTGCTTCTGCCCGCCAGAAGCGACTGGACATATAGCAGAAGTTCGTAGGCATCAATCTCGCCTTCGATTTTTATTCTGTTGCCATCCCGGCTGGTGTAGCCACGTGTGTTGTTGTCGAGCCACTCGGCCAGTTGTGCTGCTTGTACCTGTTTCATTTCATTTCTCCTTTATCTCAAAGCCACGGGCTTCCAGTGCGGCGCGGGCAATGCCGTTGATACCATATCGGCTGATGTAGCCTTTATCCCCTGCGCGGACTTCGTTGCGCGTTGCCGCTTCGATACGTTCCAAAGCCTCACGCAGCGCATCGCTCTGTGTGGCAACGCCGACGACACCATGCGTCACAACGCCAGCGCCACCGATGGGACTGGTATAATTGGCTGCGGTTACAACCCCATAGCCTTGTGCGGGCTGCCCACCGGAGCGGCTGCCGTCTGCTGGTTCGCAGACATAATCAACAGCCATGCGTTCATCCGTATACCGTTCGATTGCGTCAAGCACAGCCTTGTTGCGCTGCTGCCGTTCTTTGTCGTCACTCATTGGCGTTGTAAGGTTAATGATGGTCATTGGGCTTCATGCTCCTCTTTTTCACGCGGGTGCAACCGCACTTCAATCTCAAATCCCAAAACAAACGCCATAGCAGCAAGCATCCTCAAGCTGCCATGATGCTTTTCTGGTATGTCATAGTCTTTGCAAAACGCCTCGAACCTGTTCCCCATTTGCGTATCTTCAGCCATCGTTCTTGCCTTTCGTATAATGTATGTCGTGCCCTTGGAAGCGCGAACATAATGTGGCACTTTCTAGTTCGGGGTGCTTGCGGATGTGACGCAGGAACGCCTTGTATGACCGGCAGGGGACAGCAGTAGCGCCACTGCTGCCCTCTAAGTCTTTAACCCAGCGGCGCTCTCTATCCGACCACCACAAGTCGTCGAATGTCGTAACCCAAACGAAGCGGCTACGCAGTATGCGAGTTCCAGCAGGGGCTTCAAACTCAATCATCCTTCTTTTCCCCTATTTCAAAGCCAAGGACATTGCCCACTATTCATCGTTCTTTTCCCTTATCTCCAGCCCACGGGCTTCCAGTGCGGCGCGGGTGCAGCCATCGTAATAGCCACGATCAAACTGCGCCTTTGCCTCGACCCGCAGCCGCTCAATAACCGCCGCTTGGGCTTCGATGCAGTCGGCGGCATCCATGTGCAGCGGATTATGCTTGTCCATGTTTGCTAGTCGTGCATCGCCGTAAAAAACATCTGCCCGCAGCCGCTGCACCAAATCGTTGGGGCATGGTTCAATCAGGTTCTCCATTGCTTCTGTTCGGTCACTCATCGTTCTTACTCCTTATCTCAAAGCCAAGGGCGTCCAGTGCGGCGCGGACGGCCTCGCCAAGTTGCGTGGCCTTAATGTGCGTTTTGTGGTGACCAATGCGCTCCATTTCAATTAGCCCTTTAGACGCGAGGGATTTACGCTGGCGAGAGGCCAACCAGCCAAAGTCGAGCAACCCGCGCCGCTGCGCTGGTGTCAGCCCATTTGCTATTGCATCAATGTCAAGCATTAGTGTTCTTCCTTTCCTCAAACCTCGGCAAGCAGCTTATGCTCAATTAGGCGCAGCACACCAATTGCCCCAAGCGTAGGCACTTGCCCACTAAACTGCATAACCGCTTCCCAAACCTCCTCATACATATCGGCAAGTTGTGGAAATGGCGCGCCACCAAAATCAGCGCGGACTACATTATCGTCAGACATCGTTCTTTTCCCTTATCTCAAAGCCAAGCGCGTCCAGTGCGGCGCGGAAGTTTTCGGCGTCTGTTGGCCCGTTTGGCGCAATATACCATCCCATCTTTTCCAGCACCCCCACCAGCGGGTCAGGCTTGGGCGCAGGGATGATGAAACGGCCAAGATATTCATTGATATGTCCGGCGCGCAATCCGTCGTGTCCAGACCTGTCAATGGACAACTCCACAGCATCGCTGACCTTCTGCTTGAAGTCGGCAAGCTCCTGCTTGCAGTCGGCAAGTTCCTGCTTGGTCTTTTCGTGCAGTTGGATGCAGCGGATAAAGGCACTAGTTTCAGGGGTGTCGATTACCAGCCAATCGAGTAGCCTAATCCCACGTTGCTGACGATATTCGTTAATCAGGTCTATGCCAATTTGCCTAAACTTTTCTTTTTCAGTGTCGCTCATTTCAAATGGTCTCCTTCTGCAATCCGATCCGCCAGCCAACGCGTGTTGCGCTCAAACATATTTATCTTACCTGAGCGAAGCCAAGCAATGATCGCTTCCTTCTCGTTCACGACAGGCGGTTTCTCTTCATTAGTTTTTGTTGGACGTGTCATTAGATTAACTCCTTGATTTTAAACCCTTTTGCCTCAGCGTAGGCGATGAGGTCGTCGAGCCACATGATGCCTTTACCTGAAACAAAATACTGATTGATGCCCCGAAAGGGTACATTCTTAACGTCGCCCCATGTGTGGGCCGACTGCTCGTACATCTTTATATCTGCACGATGGACTGACGGGTGCGTGCGGCGCAGAAAGTTAGCTGCTTCAGCCGCAATCAGTTTCGTGTGGCTGGAGAACTCACGCCGAGCAACTGGATCATCTCCCTTGACTTCAGCCGGAACAAACCTAGCTGTGTTCGCGTACCATTCCGCCTTTGGTATAGAGGCGATACCTGTTTCTCTAAGCCAACCCTTAACCGTTCTGCGGTCGCTGCCGTATAGTCGCATGAGCGCAGCGCAGGTCATGGTCGGGGCCATCGTGCGGAAGTTATCCGGAATGGTTTTCTTCCTTCCGCTTGAACTGACAATGACCTCCGTAAGTTTAAGTTCGTCCATCCAACGAACGACCACCGACCTGATCCGGCCGTAATGTTTAACGAGTTGCGTTACGTTCATGGTCCTTGCCATCTCCCTTAAATCATCTGGCGGTGGCGATTTGTGCGAAACGAATTCTCGCTTTAGCCCAATCTTTCTACGCCGAGTATCGACTGCATCGGCAGAACGGCCAATCACCTCCGCAATCTGCGGATACGTCAGATTTTTATGGTAAAGTTCTGTGAGAATAGCGTCCTCTTCAGGCCGCCACGGGGTAAAACTCTTCGACATAATCTCCCTCATTTGTTTGTTGCCTCTCTTGGGTGGCACAGGTTCAATATCGAATGCAAGAACTTTTTTTTGTTGACGACACCATGCGACTTGTGCCAGCTATAGGGAAAGCAAACGTGACACCGACGAAAAAGAGGGAACGAGTATGGTAGTAAGCATCGACTTCGAGACGCGCAGCGCCGTCGATCTTCGCAAGACAGGCGTCTATAAGTACGCCGCCGACCCATCGACCGACATCTGGTGCATGGCCTACAAGGCCCCGTGGTCTGACGACGTGCTGGTATGGCAGCCGGGCGATGAGGTAGATGCCCACCTCGAAGATTGGATCAAAGCGGGCGGGTTGCTCTCGGCATGGAACGCCAACTTCGAACGCACAATCTGGAACAATATCATGGTTGGCCGCTATCAGTGGCCTGAAACCCGCATCAAGCAATGGCGCTGCACGATGGCGCAGGCCAGCGCGATGGGCTTGCCTCGCGCACTAGGCCAAGCGGCTGCCGTCCTTGGCGTCGAAGAACAGAAGGACAAAGCTGGCGCGGCCCTTATGCTCCGGATGGCACGGCCACGTAAGGTGAACGCCGACGGCAGCTACACATGGTGGGACACGAAGGACAAACTCGATACGCTAGTAGCGTATTGCCGACAGGACGTGCGGACGGAACTGTCCGTCGCGGAAGTCCTGAACGCAATGCCCGACAGTGAGCGTCGTCTCTATCAGCTTGACCAACGCATCAACGACCGGGGCGTTAAGGTTGACCGCGACCTGATTGAACGGGTTAGCAAACTTGCTAACTCCGCATCGGAGAATATCGACGCAGAGATTAAGCGCCTTACGAACGGTCAAGTCAAAGCAGCAACGAACGCAATGGACTTAACCGCGTGGCTTCGTGGCTATGAGTTAAACGTTACCTCCGTGGACAAGCAGACAGTGGCGCGGATGCTGAGCATCGACGGGCTGCACCCCATCATCAAGCAAGTGCTGAAGCTACGCCAAGACGGGGCCAAGTCCAGCACCGCTAAGTATGATGCAATGGTTCACGCAGCAAACGCCGATGACCGTATGCGTGGCTTGCTCATGTATCATGGCGCGGCAACTGGCCGGTGGTCCGGTCGGCTTGTCCAGCCGCAGAACTTTCCTCGGCCCTTAAAAAAGAACGATGAACTTGAAACAATCATCGCAAAGCTAAAGGCCGACGAAGATGTATCGGAGCATGGCGCGGGGACAATCATCGCCTCCGACTTGCTCCGGTCAATGCTGATTGCCGAGGATGGCCACCGGCTTATGTTCGCCGACTATTCAGCGATTGAAGCCCGCGTGTTGGCGTGGGTAGCAGGGCAGAACGATCTCGTTGAGACGTTCCGAAAGGGGGGAGACGTGTATAAAGAAATGGCATCCGCCATCTACAACAAGCCCATTGACGCAATCAGCGACAACGAACGCCAAGTTGGTAAGATGGCAATCTTGGGTTGCGGTTACGGCATGGGCGGCAAACGCTTCGCCGAGCAGTGCCGCACAATGGGGATCGAGGTGGACGAGGACGAAGCTAAGCGCATCGTCGCCGTCTATCGTGAGAAGAACAACCGGATCGCGCAATACTGGCGCGATGTTGAGCAAGACTTTGTAGATATGGTGAAGGAAGCAGGCCGTGTTAGGTCGGTTGAACTTCCTCTACCTAGCGGGCGGTCGCTTACGTACCACAATCCGCGCATCATTCAGCGAGAGACACCTTGGGGGGCTATGCGCGACACAGCCCAAGTCGATACGCTGAATAGTGTGACGCGTCAGTGGGTATCCCAGATTATCTGGGGTGGCCTATTGACCGAGAACGTGGTGCAAGCGACTGCCCGTGACCTGATGGCCACGGCTATGATGGCGTTGGAAGTCAAGGGCTACAACGTCATCCTGTCCGTACACGATGAAATCATATCTGAAGTGCCAGATAATTTTGGTTCGCTTGACGAAATGATTGACATCATGACACGAGTTCCGGCATGGGCGAAAGGCTGCCCGATCAACGCCGAGGGCAAAGAAGGGAAGAGGTATCGCAAATGAAAATGTTTAAACGATTAGTAACGGTTTGCGCCGTCGCGCTGTTTGTCGTCTTGGTGTTTTTTAGTATCTTGGCCAGTGTTGGGTTCCGGTGGGGGCCAGCGGTATGCCAGTGATTACACTTGAGCAGCGTTACCGGGAAAGGAATTATTAATGACAGCACATGCTAAGTTTGGCGCGTCGAATGCAAAGCGCCGCATCAACTGCCCCGGCTCACTCAACGCCGAGGCTCCGTTCCCTAACGAGAGTTCACCCTACGCTGAACTTGGTACGGCTGCGCACGAACTCGGTGAGTTCTGCTTGGTCAATGGACATGAAGATGCTTTCGCCTTCATTGGCCAAGAGCATAACGGCCACAAGGTTGACGACAACATGGCCCGTGCGGTGCAGGTCTACATCGACCACATCCGCGCAACAGCTGCGTTGGAACCAAGCATCTGCCGCTATGAGAAACGCTTTAGCTTAGACAAACTTGATCCGCCTATGCCGATGTTTGGCACGGCTGACTGTATCATCTACGGCAAAGAGAGCGGGACGCTGTACGTCATCGACTATAAGCACGGCCAAGGTATCGCGGTTGAAGTCGCGGACAACGAGCAGCTTAAATATTATGCGCTCGGAGGCATATTAGAGATAGGCGAAAAGGCTCCGGTCAACAAAGTTATAACGGTCGTTATACAACCCCGCGCCATGCACCATGACGGCCCGGTGCGGCAGCACAGCTACAGCCGCGACGAGATACTGGACTTCGGTACAGAACTTATCGACGCAGCGTATGCGTCGCTGAAGCCGGACGCACCGCGCATCTCTGGCGACCATTGCAAGTTCTGTCTGGCAGCGGGAACTTGTTCAGCCCTGCGCAACAACGCCCTTGAGGTCGCACAAGACGAGTTCGGTACAGTACGAACCGTCAATGACCTAAGCCCGCAGGAAGTTGCGGACTATCTGCAAAGGGTTCCGCTGATTGAAGAGTGGATTAAATCTTTACGCCGCCATGCCAATACTTTGTTGGAAACGGGCGGCGGTCTCCCCGGCTACAAGCTGGTTGAGAAACGACCGACGCGCCGCTGGCGTGTTGAAGAAGAGTTTGTGGCTTGGGCCACAGAAGAAGGTCTCGATGACGACGACATCTACGAAAAGAAGTTGAAGTCGCCACCGCAGATCGAGCGTGTCGTGGGTAAAAAGAACTTGCCGACATCGCTCGTCATAGCTGTATCATCCGGCACATCAATGGTCGCTGATACAGATAACCGTCCCGCTGTCGCCTCGTTGGCGGCAGATGACTTTACCGTTGAATAAGGAAACTACGATGTCAAAAGTTATTACACCCGAAGCAATCATCTCTTATCCGCATGTGTTCGAACCACAGACACCTCCGGGTGCAAGTGAGCCAGTCTATTCTTGCTGCCTTGTATTCCCTGACGGCACTGACATGTCCGAACTTAAGGCAACGGCTGCCGCTGTGGCCAAGGAGAAGTGGGGAGACAAGACTAAATCGTTGATGGAAGGCGGCAAAATCCGTATGCCTTTCCGCAACGACGGCGAAGAGAAGGGCTATCCAGAAGGCTCGGTCTTCATGAACGTCAAGTCGAAGCAAGCCCCCGGTGTTGTCAGCAAGTTTGCTGGTGAGAACGGCAAGCCCGCTCCGATTACAGACCCTAAAGAAATCTACCCCGGTGCGAAGGTCCGTGCCTCGCTGCGCGCTTATGCGTACAGCGTGAACGGCAACAACGGCGTTGCGTTCTCTTTGGGCAATCTACAAAAGGTAGATGACGGCCCCCGTATGGACGGCCGTCTGTCTGCTGCGGACGAGTTCACTGCGGCGGAACGTCCGTCCGCAGACATCTCGGACCTTGACGATTTGCTCTAAATGAAAGGAAGGGCCGGGGAGTTGGAAGTCGCCCCGGCCCTTCTTAATCTAACGCCTCAGAAATCATCTGGGCTTTCTTAGCTAGGGTCTTAGCCACAATCTCATCAACAGAATTGACAAGGCCGAACGTCCGTACAATCACGGGCTTTGTCTGGCCGATGCGATGGCAACGCTTAGCCGCCTGTGCGTTCACCGCCGGAACCCAATCCATCTCCACAAACGCCACCTGACTTGCCGCTGTTAGCGTAATCGCCGTAGAACATGCGGTGATCTGGCCAATGAATACCCGCACCTTCGGGTCGGTCTGGAAGTTGTCAATCGCCGCTTGACGGTCGGCTGTGGGCATACCGCCTGCGACTACGACCGGGCTGAAGTCTTTGAGCCTATCGTAAAGCGTCTGGATTGCGTCGGTGTGGTAGGCGAAGATGACGATTTTGTCGTAAGCATCATCCGCCAATTCGCCCGCTATCTGTGTGGCAATGGGCGCTGCCTTGGCCGCACCGGTTAGCCGTCTTAATGACGCGATGTGAGGGGCAATGCTCTCAATCTCGGTAGACAAGTCCTGCCCCGTAAGCGAATGCGCGAGGATCATATCGACCGCTTCGGCTTGGCGTGGATCGTCGATGTGTTTTCTGTCGCTCCAGTTTTCTATCTCGACTGGTGCGCTCTGCCACCAGATAGGCGGCAAATCTTTCAGCACCACCTCGCCCTTACGGCGAAGCATAATCGACTGAAGTACGGTCTTGAACTCTGCCATGCGCTCGGTCTTGTTACCAAGAACCTGAAGGCCGAACTGGCCGCTCCATGTCTTGCAAAAATAGGTTGTGTATTCGGCGAAGTTTAGTGGGTACTTCCAAATCGCTTTAAGATGGGTCCAGAAATCGCTGACATTATTAGGGATGGGAGTACCGCTAAGAAGCCAAACACGATCAGCAAACTTAACAAGGCCATCACCGCGACAGTACTGACCATATAGATACTTTGTGCGCTTAGCAGTACGGTTCTTGAGATAATGAGCCTCATCCAGAACAAGAACGTCTGGTTCAAACTTTGCGATCTCATTGCGGACCTCCTTCGATTGCGTGATCTTATCGTAGCTAAAGACTTTCACTTCGCGCTCGACGGTTCCCCATCGCTCGAACTCACGCCGCCAGTTAATCTTAGCGATAGCCGGGCAGATCACGACGACCTTTGTTAGGCCAAGTTTATCACAGGCTGCGATAACTTGAAGTGTTTTGCCAAGGCCCTGCTCATCGGCAAGGAATGCCGCCGGGTTGTCACAGAGAAAGTCTGCGCCGACCTTTTGGTAATCGAATAGATGGTTCATCGTCTTCCCTCTCGGCGGCGTAGCACGCGATAAGCGCAGCTTCGGCTCGTCCGTCATCCTTTTTCCGTGCGAAGAGATGGGCGTAATCCGGGAACAACTCTTGTGCCCGCTGACGACTGCCGTCCTTTCCTCCGAACGTGCGCATAGACTTAATCCAAGTTGCAGGCGGTATCAACTCAAAAGGTACAATCAAGCCAGCAAGAACACCTTCGACGATACCGGCGGCACGACCGAAGCTGAACATCGAGGACACACCTTGGCCCGGCATGGCGTGGACTTTCTCGATGAGGGCTTTGATCTCACCGGTTACATGAGGGCGTAGGGCATCCGCCAGCATGTGCGCGTCAACCTGATTGACGACACGCGGCCCACGTTTGACTTTAAGAGTAGGCATGTCGATGATGACAAGTTCTCGGCTATCCTTATCCAGAATAGCGACAGCCCCGAACGCGCCGGGATCAATGCCCATGAACTTCATGGGCGTTGTGTATAATATCAGAAGCTAGTTCGCAAGTGACTGCGTGGCCCCAAAGACTTACGATGGCGAAGCCCGTCGGGTTTGTGGCGACGTTTCGACTTTGGCTGTGGACGCCATGACATATCTTTAACGCTAGTCTTCTTGGCCATTACTCACCTTCACTCATTTGAGTAGCACCCGCAGCCCCACCAGTAGCTGCGGCTCCAGCTAGGAACTGATTAATCAATTCAGCCTTCTTGCTGCCGGAGGCTTGGCTAATCCGCAGAAGCAAATCGCGTGCGGGCTGGCTTTCGTAGAACCGCTTTGCCGCACCAAATCCGGCGCTGAGGGCCACGCCTTGTGGGAACGACAACCCGAGGACTGTACCAAGACCGCCGAAACTACCTGCCGCAGCGAAAGGTACAAGCTGTTCGCCCGTGCGCGGCTGGAATGCCGCCTCTTGGGAGCGGCGGGTAGCGCGCAGAACTTCGGCCAGACCCTTGACGCGGCGCATATCCGAAGCGCCGAAGAACTGCGAGAAGTTGTCCGATAAGCCCATGACTTCACGAGCAAACTTATTCGGGTCTACGTCGCCTGTTTCCTTATTCATCGCCCGCTTCGCAGCGTCCTGAATAAGCAAAAGACGGGCGCTTTCACGACCATCTTTGTTGAGGCTTGTGAACAGCGTGCGAACATCGGCAGGCTTCGATCCGGTCAGCATCTTCGTAACGAGAGTTGGGTCAAACTCGCCCTTGTTCAGCACGTTCTTCAAACCGCCAACGCGCAGTTCATCCGCCGTGCGGGCCAACTTCGTATTTGCTACCTTCCAGAGATTGAAATCCTTGGCCGTGCCGTTCTTCTTGATATAGTCGCCCATATCTTCGTTAAGCGCAGTGTAGACTTTCTGAAATGCCTTTTCAGACTTATCAGGGATTGACGCAAGATTAGGATCGCTCTTCAGGTTAAATAGCGTCTTACGGTTGGCTTCGATTTTAGCAAGATCGCCCGGCCCGGTAAGGCTGTTGCGAACATCTTCAAGCTGGCGGATCAAGGGGTTAAGCTGCTGTGGAAGGTTCTCCGCTTTCAGATTGCTCAGAAGGCCATCGATAGCGGAAACCGATTTCGTTGCGGGAACGTCACCGCGACCAGCAAACTGCTGGATTACGTTTTGTTTCATGTCCGTGTACCGGCCAATCGTAGCCGAACGGGTCTGGTTCAAATTGCTTACAACTTCAGAAGCGAGGTCACTGTCTACGCTAACACCATAGTCCGCCAAAAGATTTTCAACGGCGTTTTCACGGGCAACTTGCTGCTCACGGCGCATTCCGGCTGTACCAAGAGGCATCACTTCGCCAACCGATTGTGTAATCTGGCCTATGCGGGTCGTTGGTGGCATAACGTCACTAGTCATGACCGGAATGTCGGCTTGACGACCAGCGGCGATAATCTGTTCTGGAGAGATTTGCTGACCAGAAAAACGACCGGTGGACGGCACGTTTGTACGTGGAGCGCCAGTGAATGTACCCGGACCACCCGGCAAGAAACGATTGGCAAGCGCACCGCCCGCTAACGCACCAACACCACCGTATGCCGCGCCTTTAAGACGGTTACCTTCGCCAGCCTCTCCGCTACCGTACAGCGCACCATATGCGGCTTCGCCGATAAGCGGCGCGGCTCCGGCAAGTCGAGTGCCAGCGAAAATGCCTTGCGCGGCGCGGATGGCGGGGATCGTCATCAACCCACCGCCGGTCAGTTCGCCGACAAACTTAGAACCCGGAGCGGTTTTGCCCAGATATTCTTTGGTTTCCGGGGCCATGCCGTACCCACCAGTGATAGCATTAGCCGCGCCACCGAAGTAACCAGCGGCCATCTGGCCGAGGTCGGTCTTCAACACTTCACCAAGTAGACCCTGTACCGCACCCGTTTCGCCAGTCGGCGTTGGAATGAACTGCATGGGGCCGCGCTGTTCCGCAGCCTTACGAACAAAGTCAAGAAAGGACGGGTCGATTTGACGGCCATAACGCTGCCCCGCTTCGGTTACTTCTTGAATGATTTGATCTGGGGTTTTTCCGGCGCTGATACCAGCGTTATAGGCGGCCTGCATTGCACTTTGCGCAGCGCGGTCTTCCTCAGTAAGTTGTGCCGCACCAGCCGTAGCCGGAGCAAGGCGACCCGGAGCGGCCCCTACTTCTGTAATAGCTACTGTAGCGGGAGGCATTGCCCCAAAAAGCGGCTTGATGCTTTCGTCGAATTTATCGGCCAAAGGCCCAGCCGCGATGCGTGCCGCCTCAATGGCTTGTTGTAGGCGTTGGTTCTTGATTGCGATTTCTCGCGGAGAGTCACCATATTGCGGGAAATAGCTTATTCGGTTGGCTATTTTCTGCTCTTCGTTGTACGCAGCACCCGTTCCCATAGTCAAAAGCGCATCGAGCATGTTCGATTGGGCGTCCGTAACAATCCGGCGCTCAGGCCCAGCGATACTACGAGTTATAACGCCTTCACCAAGAACATCACGGGAAAGCGTTTCGAAAATACCGGCCTTTTGGGCCTCCGGCTCGATTGCAAGAGTGTCTTGAATATCTTTCGCACCGCCAGCAATACGGGTCAGAAGCGTAAGCGTTTTCTGCTGAGACTCCGTAGCCTTACCGCCCGGCCCCTGTTCCTGCTCCTGCGCGAACCTAATGGCCTCACGTTGCGCTGCTGCGGCTGCGCGTTTATCCGCCTCAACTTGAAGCAACTGATCGGCTCGCTTGCGCGCTTCTTCCTCCGCCGCGCCGGGGGCTGGAATAAAAGTGCCACCACGGGAAGAGGGGGCAGGGACGAATTGCTCAAAATAATTAGGTTCAGCCATGTTATTTCCCGATTACAACGTGCCAATGAGGCCCAGTGGCGTATTTAGATGGATTATTAACTTCGTCCCTAGCTTCTACAACATTGTATCCAGCTTGGCGAATGGAATTGATGTATTGATCGAACGTCATGCCCGGAATTGGCGCAATGTCAACCGCGCCACGGCTAGTGGCGTGATACGAACGCGGATTGGCCTTCGATAACGGATGGCTTGGGCCGCGATAGCCTGAAGTAATACGGGCGTTGGGGAAGAGTTCTTTGACTACCGACTTACCGTCAGCGAAACCCACCGGTAGCGTTGCCGCTACCACCTCCCAGATACTCCGCTGATTTACCGGGGCCAAAGAAGCTATCAAACTCTGCCGCCCGTTTCGGGTTTTTGCGAAGAGCGGCAATGGCTTCTGGTGTGACAGGTGGGGGTTTTCGAAGGTCTGTCGCCCGTATGGTTGTGGCCCCCAACGGCCCGGTTACCTGAACCGTACCTTCTGCCTCAGCGACATCCGTAAGAATTTCCCGCGCTTTTGGCGAGTCTAGGGGGATACCGGCTGCTTGAATTTTCTCTTCGGCGGGTGTCAGTTTGCGCCCCTGCTGGCGTGCAAGCATATACTGCCGTCGACCTGTTTCATCGAGAATGGAAAACATATTGCGCTCGCTAGGGGTTAGCGTCTTAATAAAGTTTTCTTCTTCCTGCGTTTTCTGTTGCAACTGCGCAATCTGAAATTGTGCGTTCAGCTTTTGCATCTGCTGATTGCGCACGTTCTGGAGAACGGCGGCTGGATCAGTCGCGCCACGGCTACCTGCGGCCTGAAGTACTTGGCCCAGTGCAGATATTTTCTCACCAGTTGATAGCGGGCCGATACCGCCGCTCATAAGAGCCTGCATATCCGCGATATACTTTGCCGTCGGCGAAAGCGTAGGTTGCGCCGCAGCGGGCATAGGCATTACCGCGCTAGGCATAGCCCCCGGAGCAGTCAAACGTGCGATGGCGCTAGCAGTAGGATTAACGCCCTGAATGCCCGGAATGCCTATCAAATCTCGCAGAGCCATCTAATTAACCCTTTTTACTTAAACAGATCAAGGATACCGCCGATTGCCGAAGCAGCAGTACCAACTTGGCCGAGCGTTGACTGGCCGGGCTGAGTTGTCGTTTGCGTGATTGGGTTTGGAAGCCCAGTCGCGCCAGCAAGCAAAGCCTGTAGTTGCTCTCTTGGATAGCCGCGCTGTTCGAGGAAGTCCTTGTACGCCAGATCGAGGTTCTGCTGGGCCATGCCGCGCTGCGCTTGGCCTGCGCCCTGAAGCATAGCGGCGTAGGCTTGCTGTTGACCTAGCGCCTGTTGGCCGTAGCCAGACAAGGCCTGCGCACCCGCAAGCTGCTGACCCGGCAGATTTTGTGCATACCCAGCGGCTTGCGAGTATCCCTGATTATACAGGTTCGCCAGCGTTTGTGCTGTGTTTAAATCTTGCTCACCTGCAAGCTGCGCTTCGTAAACACCACGGCGCTCATTGCCGAATGCACGCGATGATGCAAGCTGAGCCTTCGTTGCTGCGTCACGTTCAGCGCGGCTCTGTGCCAGCCGGGCCATCGTGGCGTCGATGACGTTGGTCTGGAACGGTGACATGAAGCCAGAGACATCTTGCTGGAATTGCTGGGGAGTATATCCGGCTGCACGCTCAGCAACTTGGGTGGCTTGCTGAAGTTGCGGCATCCCGACTTGATTGGTTGCAGCGTTGATCGCGGTCTGGAACGCCTGCTGTTCAGCGGGACGGAATTGCGCAATGCGCGGACCTTGATATGCCTGATAAGGGGTAGCCGCGACCTGCTGTGCGGCCCCATAGTTACGCGCCAGAATATCCTGAATGAAAGGATTTAGTGACTGAGTTTGTGTGGTAGTTACCGCCATTATAATCTCCGTGCGGACTGGCCGCCTAATCCTTCGTTATTAACACAAAACAAAATAAATTGACAGCCCATTACGTGTGCCGTGCGCGTACTTGTTCAGAGTGTGAAACGTATATCTCCACTTCATGCCCGTCTTCATCCCGCATAATAAGACGGGCAGGCGGATAGATGCCTACATCAAGCCCTTGTTCATACTTACTATTAACCGCCAATTCAATGAGACGATTGCGTTGCGTCTCGTATATGGGGTCATATTGAGCGGGAGGTGGAGGAAGTTTTAAACTCATCGCCGTCCACCCGGAATTGCGTTAAGGCGCTGGACACCAACACGCCAATCAGATGGCGTTGTAGTTGTCACACGCATTTTAATCTGGCGTCCGTTGAAACGAACCGATGTCGGCTGTGTCAAACTATACGGGCCGTAAGTTGTCTCGTCACTTGTCGGATAATAGCGCGTCTTGAATGTAGCGGAGACGCTACCCTGATTGCGTTCGTCTGGGATCATCTCGTTAATATACAAAATCTGATCGCCATTTCCAATCTGAAACGGGCCGCTCTCGGCGTAAGGAAGCGCGCCGCTGTAGTTAAGGCCGACTTCATGGTCATAGATAAAGTTGTCCGCGCCAACCATGATTGGGTTGCGGAACACGCTGCGGTCTGCCCCCGCTGTACGTGCCAGTGTACCAATCGACCAATGGTTCTCTACATAATCCCACGCAACGTAGCTGTCGTTCTCGTTAGAGTTAGCCGACGGATAGAACCACCAGACTTCGTTGTACTGGCTGTTGTTAACGGCGTAGACTTTGGACAACTGGGTCGTGTTAATGTTGTTGAACACATAATCATAGACTTCGCACGGTAGAGGCTTGACGTAGCCGTCGTAAACATGGAAGCCCTTCTGGCCCATCCACACCGCCATGTTGTCTAAAACGGCAACGCAGTTAGCGGACGCAGCACCGCAAGCACGGCCTGCGATTTCTGCTTGATAAACAAATGGTTGGCCGACGTATGTCAGAGTATGTGCGTCAATGTCTGTCAAGATAAGGTTCTGACCGCGAACGCGCTTACCTGTCACAATACGCCCAGACGTTTGCAGAGTAACGCCCCCAGCCAGATTGGTAGAAGCGGCTGTCCAGATGGTATTGTTTTCAAGATCAGACCACGCAACCTTGCGGCCATTTCCGGAAGCGCCAAGCGCGAACATCGAACGCTCGGCGGTAACAAGACAGCCAATGCAGCTTGTCGGCGCGTTTGTAATTACCGCAGCCTTGGTCGGCGTTGTGAAATCAAGCTGCCACTCATACAACTTGCCGTCAGACGTTGAGCAGCCGACGAGATATTCGCCCCAAGTGTCTAGCGACCATGTGGTAGCAGGCGTCACCGAACCAGTGTCCGGACGAGGTGTGCCGTAATATCCGCTGCTGTAAGTACTAATCCCGTAGCCAGCGCCCGTAGAAGCATCGTCCGAACCTGCGGTAAAACCAACAGGTGTAATATCTACCAGAGCGTTGGACTGTGTTACCGCATAAAGTTTCGACGAAGTTCCGATGGCCATAAGGCGTACGTCGCTATTCGTTTTCCAAGTAAGAAGAGAACGAGCCTTGCCCGTTAGCGCGGAGATATTACGCTTCTCCCACCCACCGACCGGCTCCATAGCGCCTTCTGTCCAGCGCACAAGATTAACGTCGTACCACCGCCCGGCCGACTGAAGTTCAGTGCCGTTGCGAAATACGCCGGGAGGAATGTTAATCGGAATTAGCGCCATGTTTTTATCCGTACCTAAAGTCTTAGGTCTTATATCACTTCTTGAGAATTTTTACAGCTTCTTCCCATGCTTCTATTGTTCGGCGGTGACGCAAAGCGCAATCACCATATTTGGCTATTATATCAATTTCCCATATAGCGCGCTCAGGATCAATAAGCGTAGCTGGTGGCGAGGGAAGCGGTTGGCAATTACTCGCTAGGTTCGCTGGTGGCTGCGGCATTGGCGCGACTGACACCGCCTTCGAGCAGCCGGACAATGCGAACATCAGGAACACAATCAGCAGAAACAGCGGGCAAAGTCTTGTATATCTCGCGGATCGTTTCTCGCTCTCCGGCGACCACGACATCGGCTTTATCTCGTTCTGCTTGGTAAAGCGTTGAAACCGCATCTATCTTCCCTTGCATTTGCTGGCGTTGCTTTTCCGTCTTTTCCAAAGCCTTGGAGTAAGCGGCATCGCACTGCCAGTCTTTAATCTTCCATCCGGCGGTAAGGCCAATAGCGAGAGCGCCTGCCGCCACATAACCCATGAATGGATTAATCCGCACCATTTATCTTCCCCCATTCCCTTACCGCAAATATCGTCGCGCATGACGCAATCGTCGCTGCTAAATCAGTCAGGGATATTGGCGACTTGGTAATCATTGGCAGCACGACAGCGTTAACGATAACGCCAACAGCAATACCAACGCATGTTACCGGCCTCCACCAAACGCGGACACGCTCAAGCAGGGCCGCTTCAAGTTCCTTAATCGTCATTTCGGATCAGGGTATTTTGATGCTGGAAGCTGGAAGTGGGGGCCGTCCTTAAATGATTTCCAATCTCCGCCCCATTGAATAGAAACGCCAACTTCCTTTGCGGCCTGCTTTACCGCTGCCGCAAGTTTTGGGTAGATAGGCCAGTGAAACATTTCTTCAGTCTCGACCTTGCCATCTTTGTCCAAGTCTACCAGCGGAATAAGATCGACGGCAAAGCCGTTGATGTGGCGTGACTTCATTGTTTTAGACGCACCCGCAGCTACTAGTTGGTGTTGTCGTTCGATTGTCCGCAAGCCTTCGTTAACACGAAAATCAACAGGGCTAATCTGGATTGCTCTATGAACAACCTTTACAAGATCGGGATGGACCCCATCAAGGTTGGCAAGAGATTTTTCTGCCAGCTTAAACATTACCGATCTGCCTTGTTGTCCAGCTTGTCTTCAATCCGGCGTAGGTGCATCATGACTTCATCGAACTTCTTGTCGATAACGTTGAACTTCTCGTCACCAAACTCTAGCTTCGTCTCAAGGATGGCGAGACGGTTGCTGAGTTGCGTCCACACGCCGACGATGGCGAAGATGCCCGCAACGACTGTGAGAAGCGTGTCGATGCCGAAAGACATATCCATTAGCTTGCTGCTCCTACCCAAGCCAATGCGGCTTCATCCCAAGCGTAAACATTTCCGTCATCTGGGTACGCGACCGGCGCGGTCCACAGGCAGGTATCTTCGTTAAGTGTCCACGATGCAAATGGTTGTGGCGCGTAAAAAGCATCGCGCTCTGCGTCGTAGGTAAAGCCGACACCTGCATAGTTCTTACGTAGCGGTCGGCCTTCGGGATGCTGGCCACCGTGCGTATTGTACGAGGTCTGCACCCAAAGTGCTGGATCGCCAAACGCACCCGTGTCGATAACGTCCTGTTCGATAACCAGAACTTCTGTGACGATACCGTTGATAACTTTGGCAAAGTGGCTCATGCTGTGTAACTCCCAGATGAGTTGAATTGTAGGATCGTGTTCGACCCACTTGTCGTAACTGTTGGCGAACCGGTGGTTATGCCGCTGTAGTTGGCTGTTGGGATTGAAAGGATGACCACACCTGAACCACCCGCGCCGCTATTGGTCCCAAGGCTGTTGCTTCCGCCACCCCCGCCACTACCGGTATTAGCTGTTCCAGCTACTGCATCTGAAGTGTACGCGCCCGCGCCACCACCGCCAGTACCACCTGCGCCAAAGCCATCTGAACCACCGCTACCGCCACCGCCAGCGCGGGTGACTGAGGTTCCGGTGATTGACGATGCCAAACCTGCACCACCAGCAGCAGACGGGAATAAGTTATTGGCCCCGGCGGCCCCAGCGCCACCACCACCGCCACCATTACCGGAAAATGTAGAACCAAGCCCCCCGTTATTACCTTGGCCAGAAGTACCCGACCCAACAGTGCTACCGGGGTACGAACTGCCGCCGCCAGAGCCTCCATTGCGCCCCGTGGTGGTTCCATTCTGAGTGCCGCCACCGCCGCCACCAGTTGAAGTGACGCTTACCCCAGTGCCAGAGAGGACGGAGTTACTACCGTCATTCCCCTGCTGGGTTCCACTGGCCGGTGCACCGCCACCGCCAACAGTTATTGTATAGACTGCTCCCGGTATTAGTGTCGCGGTACTCGTAAGGTATCCACCCGCACCGCCGCCGCCGCCATTGCTCCGACCACCACTAGCACCGCCAGCGATAACAAGATAGCTGGAAGAGTAAGGGGCTTTGCTACTCATCCCTGCCATTATGCAGGCGATGCCCGTCATGTTACGTTGCCCGTCGCCGCCCATACTGTAGAAGCGACTTTAACCAGTGTTACAAGGCCGTATTGCGCCAGTGTGCGTGAGCCTGTGTTGGCCGTTCCAGCTTGGCGCAGTGTGTCGGTCGTAATGCTGATCGTCTGGTTGCTGCCGCTATTGTTGAATACCACAATAGTTGTGCCGATTGGGAAGGCTACCGATCCGTTTGCTGGGATGACTACCCCGCCCGTCGTGATCGAGATATGCTTGCCTGCATCCGACAACGCCAAGGTGTAACTGGCTGTCTGGCTATTTTGTGGCAATCCACGGTATCCGATGGTGTCGGCTGCGATAGTTCCCGTAGCAGTAATCGTAACATCTTGGTCAAGTGCGGTGATGTCGGTGTTTGCGCCGGATAATGCTTTGGCGTTAAGCTGCGTCTGGATGGCGGATGTCACGCCATCAAGGTATCCAAGTTCCGTTGGGCTGAGCGTCGCGCCGTTGGCGGATACACTTCCCGCAACAGTGAGTACTTTACCCGCGCCGACGTTTACGCCAACGCTTGTGCCTGTGCCGTCTGCTTTAAACAGCGCGTCAATGGTGTCCAGATCGGTATTGAGTTTTGTCCCCCAAGTATCGGCGGATGCGCCAACTTCAGGTTTAGTCAATCCAAGGTTTGTTGTGGTTGTATCAGCCATTTAAGTCCTCACGCAGCTTGCTGCCATATTTCTTCTGTAACAGAAATTGGCGTCCATGTCTCGCTTGTTATTGATTGTGGTGTCCAAGTTTCTGCAATTACTTCGACGGGTGTCCAAGTCTCAGATATATCACTCGCAGCCGTCCACGTTTCCGGCGTGATTGGCTGCGGTTCCCATTTCTTTGTGGCGTTAACCGTGACGCTAGATTGCGCGTTACAGACAACAGATGTCGGCGTCTTGCGAGCCACGGACACGCTTGTCGATAAGACTGCGTTCGTGGTGACGTTGATAAGGAACACGCCCTGCAACGACACCGTGACGCTAGAAACGGCGTTAGAGACACAAGACGCAGGCTGAATAACAGACGCTGCCACTGCCGCGCTTGATGTCGCGGTAGCTGCCACAGCGGCGTTCTGGATGCGTTGCGCTGAAGCAGACGCGCTCGATGTGGCGTTGGATGTAACCGCAACGGTCTTGATCTGCTGCGCGGCTACAGTTGCGGAAGATGTCGCTGTGTCGGAGACAGCGGCAAGCAGAATACGTTGCGCGGAAACCGCCGTACTGGACGCGGCGGTTACCGATACCGAAACCTCAATGGGGTCTTCGCCGTAGCTGCCAATGCCGTATAGGCCGCTACCGTACCCCGCAGGAATACTCGCAGCAGCAAAAGGCCCGTTGCCATATAGACCGCTGCCGTAGACAGACATCTACTTAGTCCAGATTGATGTCGAAGTCGCCCGCAGGAATACGGAGAACGTCACCGCTTGCAATCGTCTTGCTCGTGGTCAACGCGCCATAAGACATCATGTTCCCACCGGAAACAGCGTCAAAGATCGCAGCGTAGGTTACTGTACCCCACGATGCGGTTGCAGTCGGAAACTCAACCGCTGCTGTATTGGACGCTTGATTACCCGTAACGGTGAATGCAACAGACTGCCGAGCGTAGGAGCCACCAGAGACTTCCGTCCCTGTGTTACCTTCGCCGGGATCAGACGTATACAGGCCGACATAGAGCGTACCCGGAGCCGTATATGGCGTTGCGCCGAACACATGACCGAGAACCTTGTTCTCAAGATAATTGGAGAAACTCATCCGAATGTCCTTATACGAGATTTAAGTTTAGACGAACCGATACGTGCGCGCTCGTCGGCGATACGCATATCTTCTACCAGCTTCTCGTACAAAGAAGTCCAGATGGCGGTGCGTTCATCTTCCTTCAAGTACGGCGCGGACTGAGCCAGCGTGCCGTATAGGTAGATGTCTGGGCTTTCGGTCAGAAGCCAGTTAGTCGGCGCTGCGTCCGACAACGCGGGCAGCTTGGCGTAGTAAAGTAGTTCTGCGTCATACGACCCGTCAGGTTGCGGCAGAACTTCAAACTGCTGGCCGACGGTCGTAAAGAACATTGGCTGTCCGCCTGCGCTGTAGACTTGGCTGTCTTCAAGAAGCTGTTCTGGTGTGACGTAGAGCAGGGGGGTAACTGGGTTGGTGTTCAACTGGAACCGGATTGTTTCTTTCCAGTCAGCAGGAACAGCAAAGTACGGCGTATCCATAGTCGCGGTCGCCCGCGTCACCATTTTGCGGTGACGGATTTGGCGGCTCATCTGTGCTTCCGCAAGCGAGATAAAGTTGGGAATAGCAGATGTTAAGTCAGACCGATTGAGCCAATCGGCGACTGCGGTCTTCAACTCTGAATACGTCGTAATCGCCATCAAACAGTCCCCGGCCTTGTGCGGAAGTAACGATTATCTGGATCGTTCAACCACTTCTTCATGCGCTCTTGGTCTTGTGTAATACCTTGGCGCTCAAGTTCGTAATACACTGAAATGGGGATGCTGCCAACCTTTGTCCACTCACCCCAGCGTTCCGGCGCGCTATTGAACTCTTGTTTGTTGCTCTCGATGATTGCAGAAATATCCTGCTCTTTCGAGATTATCGCTTCGTCCTTCTCGGCATCGTAATCGTAAAACGTTTTGACGCCTGTGAAAGCATCATCGTTGATAAGGCGTTTAGTCATAAAACCCTCAATAGTTAGATGAGGGGGCGCTTGGCCCCCTCACCCAGTTAGACCAAATCTTACGAGGTGGTCAAGTCAGCTACGATACCGTGTGCAGCTTGGTTGTTTACCTTCAGGCCGTACTCGACGAGGAGGAGAGCCTTCTCGGCGTCGCCCGTCTTGGCGAGGTCCATCTTCTGGATTGGACGCAGAACCGCCAACGATGCGTAATCGGGATCGACGATGAACGCGTCACGGTCACGCTGGAAGCGGTTAGGTACGATGTTGACTGTGCCGAAGTCAGAGACATAAACGTCGGCTGCGCCGATGATCTGTGCCTGCTGGCCAGCAGGAACGTCGCGGTAACGCGTCGCAATGCCGGTGAATGCAGAAGCGGCGGTCTTGTTGAAAGGACCGACCATCAACATCTTTGGCGTGCCACCCGAAGTCCAGACCTGCTGGATTACGTTCTTCAGAAGTGTTTCTGTGAACGCACGCTGCGTACCATCGGTACGAGCAGCAGTTGGGGTTGAGCCAACAGTCGGGTTTGCACCGCCAGTACCGAACGAAGTGTTCGTGGTCAACCATGCAGGCAGACCAGCAGTGCGACGTGCAGTTGTGGTGTTACCCGCAACCGCAGCTTGGTTAGCGAGCAATGCGCTTTCCATGTCGCGTTTCAGTTCCGAACCCAGCTTGGCAAGCTGATAGGTCATTTCGTTACGACGACCGGCCTTATCGACTGCTTCAAGCGTACCGGAGATTACGACGTTCTTCGTGCTGATCTGCGTGTAGTTACCAACGCGGCTGGTTGGCGTAACAGCAGTGAACGAAGAAATGTCGTCACCTTCGAGAGCGGCGTTAGCTGCTGAGGCCGCAGCCAAAGCGTCGGTCTGCCATTCGTAGTAGGTGTTCTTGACGCTCTCGCGGCCGATGTTCGAGATGAACGGAGTTTCTTCTGGCGAGATGTTATAGATAACGTTCGACAGGTCTTCACGAATACCGATAGCTGAGTACCGGGTAAATGTATTTGCTACAATAGCCATTAGTTCACATCCTTATTAAATGAGTTTATCCAACAGGGCCGCTGCGTCTGCGACACGGCCTGTACGCGCAAGGCGCTGGGACGCTTTCTTTACATCGGTCGAACGTGTGTTGACTTGAGAACCAGAAGAACCGGGGCGAACGATCCGCGCAACCTTCCTCGGCTGTGCCTTCACTTTCTCCACTTTCTTCGTACCCTTATCGAACAACATAGCTTTGCGAAGGATTGACACGTGACTGGCTTGAACAAGTGCGCTTAGGTCGCGTTCACTAAACCCATTGTTTATAGCCCATTCACGAAGTTCCTTAGCTTCGCTTTGCATTGTACTTTCGTCTTTCCATTCAGGAATGACTTCCGTGAGTTTGGCGCGCTCTGACTGCACAATGTCAGCCAATGCCCGCTGTTGCTCTTTGGTCATCTCTTCCGCAATCCGCTGCTGTTCAGTATTAATAGCCTGAAGTTTAGCGGCCCGCTCTTGACGAGATTTATTCCAATGCCGTTCTAACCGCGCCGCCTCAATGGGGTCTTCGTTATAAAGATTGTCCCAATCAGGCTCAGCCTCGGACTGCACCTCAAGTTGCGCTTTAAGCACCGGTAGCAGTTCCGCGTATTGAGCGCGTTCCATTCGGATCGCTTCGGCCTCACCTTGGAACGACTTGCGTTCTTCAGCTAATGCCTGAGTTTTCCGTGTGTAATCCGAGTAACGAGAATAACCTTTCCGAAGTTCGTCAAGGGTGACTTCCAATTCTTTGCCATCATCTTTTACCTTGATAACTAGATCGTCAGGAAGTTCCTGTTCGATAACCTCTTCTGTGTCGTACTCTTCATCCGGGTCGGACTGTTCGGCTTCTTCTTCATCCGAGTATTCCTCGGCCTCAGGTTCTTCCTCATAGTCCTGAGCCTCTTCAGGCTCTTGCGCCTCGGCCGTGTCTTGGTTGTCCTCATCCGGGCCAAGCAGTTGGTCGATGGCTAACGTTGCTTCGTGGAGGCCGATCCCAGCACTGGGGTTGCCGACTTGTTCCGTCATATATAGCACCTTTTTAAATAAATGTTAATTCCTTGATTTGGCGACTAAGCCGTCATCGAGGATCGCCTGTAGGCGGGCTTTCAAACGCTCAAGTCCTTTGAGCGTGTGAAACATGTCAGAGCGTGCGCCATATTCGGTCGGGGCCGACATACGCCACTCTTCAAAAATATCTTTTTCCACTGCGGCAAATGCCTCCTTGAGAATATCATCCTCAAGAAGGCGCTTGGCGTGGTTCGCTTTTGTAATAGGGTCCATTAGATCAACGGTTCATATCTAGGGTTAGTTGCCATAATCGGCGGGGCTTGCGGTAAAGCTGGGGCTGGAGCAGGGGCCGCAGCGTTGAGAAGGCCATAGCCCGGCTGGAAGAACATAGCTTCCGGACCGAAACCATACCGCTCATAGTCTATGATGTTTGGATTGGCGCGCATATCTTGGCCTGTGCCAAAACCTACGCCTGTACCGAACGGAGAAACATACGGCGCTTCCGTTCCCGTGCCATCGCCGCCCGCCAAAAGGTTTTTAAGGAGATCGGCTCCGATACCACCAATCAACAGGAGTTGAGGTATGTTTAGGCCCGTGCCGAGAACGCCGTCATTGGTAGAAGGCTGTGGCCCCGCCGTTTGCGTTGGCGTAAGCGCACCGGGAATTATTGCGGGCAACGCGGTTTCGACGCCGAGTATTGGCTCTACTGGTCTTTGTCCTGTGACAACAATTTCATCTGGAACAGAGGGCAGTGGGTTAACAAGAGATGTCACTGGCCCTAGAGTTTCACCAAGGTTCGGCTCTACTGGTCGCTGCCCTGTGACAACAATTTCATCTGGCATAGAAGGCGATGCGCCGACAAGCGAGGGGACTGAACCCGCCATGCTGCCTGCTGCTGAGCCGACAAGGTTGGGCGCGGCTACTCTTGCTGCGTTTACGATGATGTCGCCCGCCGCGCCGCCGACGCCCGCAGGAATTGACGCGCCGGTAAGGCTGCCAAAGCTAAGACCTTCAAGCGCATTCGGGATTAAGTCGGCATTAATGCCAGTCATCGGGGCCGACGCTCCGGGAGTAGCAGGACCAAACAGTTGGCCACCAAGAGCGGAACCCCCCGCAGCCAATCCGGCGCGGAGCAATGTATTCTCTAAGCTACGCCCTTGAGCCGCGCTTGATGCTGCGGAACCCAAAGCCGCACCAAGAACAGGGCCAACGCCGGGAATAAAACGTGCGGCAAT